GTTTCTGCAACACCGCCAAGGCTCATATTTCTAACCTTTGCTTTTTTTGTATTAGAAACAACGGTTTTACCTTTTGCGCCTGCCGCTTTTTTCTTACGAGCAGTTTTAGCTCTTTCTGCTTTTGAAAGGCTTTGTGCTTTGCTTCTAGGTAAACATCTATCTGGGTTCTTCTTATTTTTAGAAGTACCGCATTTACCTTTTATTTTCCCATCTGTGCCAATCCGAACCCAATCTTGCTTGACCCATTTTTTTAGCGCACCCATTATTTTTTCTTCTTCTTGCCTTTAGCACCTTTGGCGTAATTAGGATCTTTGCAATATTTAGATGCTGCCATGTTTGCATAAGCACTTGGATATGTATCAAAAGTACGTTTAGCCCACGCTTTACCAGCAGGACAAATTTTACTACCTTTTGANTTTTTTGANGCTGCACCACCNTTTTTGAAATAAGTTAAACCTTTTGGTACGCCTTTAAGCTTACCACCGGGCTTGGTAACTTGCTTGCTCATTTGACTTCTGGACATTGCCATAAGTTCTCTCCATTTCAACTTTTATAAACTCTATTTGAGCTGCCATAACTTCTGTTCTCTTATCAACTGCAATAAGAGTTTCAGTAGCCCAAGCTGCCCAACTATAAGAAATAGTACCAATAATACCTAACGCGGCTACAGTAACAGCAATTATTGCCTTCTTTTCTAGCATTTCCATCTCTTTCTAGCCTGTCGTAAACGACTGTTAGGATCTTTTGCTGCTTTAGGAAATTTCTTCATTTGACCTGCAGATCTAGCGCAAAATGACTTACGCCTTTTAGCNGCTTTACTTCCGGGCTTTACCTTGCCAGTTACGGCTGTTTGCAGTTTAGAACCGGGATTTTTACGTCTGTAAGCAGCGACACCTGCTTTGGTCATTCCCGCCCCCTTTTTAGTAGGGCGGAAATTCTTTTTGTTTCTAGCAGGCATTTTACCTTTTGACTTTGTTTTAGAAGCCAAAGTAACCTCCTATGATAGAAAGATCGTTAGCTTGTTGCCAGAGCCTGTGAAGGCCGAAACAAACGCACCATCTGTAGCTATAATTCCATCATCTGGAATATTTAAATGATGCAATCCTGCTGGAAAGCTTTGCACAATCAATTCTTCTCCAGAGGCACTACCATTTTTTATAGTAACCGCACCTGTTGCAGCAGCAAATATTACAAGCTGTCGTATTCTAGAACGAGCTGGTCCTACAACCGCTGCTGAAGTTCCTTGATCGTGATTAAAAGCTTTTACTGGTCCTGCCATTTTAGCCTCCTATTAAGAAGCGTCTGAAGAGCTAGAAATACCTATGAACTTCATAACTACGACAGTATCACCACCGGGATCAGCAGAAAATACAATTTCAACCTCATCTGCAGTAGCTGTAGCAGCAGTCGTTGTGCCACCAGACATACCTAAAACACCGTTACATGGGAAAAAACCTTTAAAACCAGTGCTGTTTACAGCCTCAGATATACCGTCAACAAACCCATCTGGATCTGCATCTGTGCCAATATCAACAAGGTTTACGTTGTTAGCTGCTGCTGTAGTTACGGCAATCATAACACCCATAGGGATGAAGTTTGAAGGGATACCAATCGCAGCCTCTTTACCTGTTGTTGCACCATTAGCAACAGTTACTGTTGCGGTGTATACAGATAGAGTCATCTCACTGGTAAGCTCACCAGTTGTAGAGCTTTTAATAACGTTTTTAAATCCGTTTTCGGAACGGACTGGACCGTTAAAAGTAGTATTAGCCATGTTATTCTCCTGTCTTGGCTAGTGTCAGCCGCACCATGCGACTGTCAGGGATGACATCAGAATAACACATTATAATAAAAAAGAAAGGGGCAACCGAAGCTGCCCCTNTAAGATAAGTGAGGTAAATAACCTCTCTATACCATAAATTATGCTCCGGGTGAACCGAAAACACATCTTGGGTCTGANAACCCAAATGAATAACGCTCACGAGCCTTGAAGCGCATGTTGCCAGTATCGAAGTCAGCTTCCATACCAGTAGCCATCGCAGAACGCTCAAAATGCTTAAATCCATTTGGTGCATCAGTTTTGATGAAAAACGCATCTGGGTCAGTTAAGAAGTGGTTAACAGTGTAACCCTCTGGCAACATACCCATGTTGCGAATTGCGTTGATGTCATTGTCTGCAGTGCCAACACGCATTGTTGATTCCAACAAACGATCTGCAACGAATTGCAGTTGTGGTGGAATAATCAATTTGGTGCCACGAAGAGCAATGATCATGTTTCGCTCATCAACGAATGTTGAGATGTCAATAAGAGCATTCTCAAGTGAAGTTTCGTTGAGGTCTGCAGCAGTTGAAGGCTCGTTGCGGAATGTGCCACCACCAGATAATGGGTGGTCAGTAGCACAAAGCTCTTTGCCGTCACCGCCTGTAAAGCTACTATCAAACGCATTGTTTAATGTAGCAGAGGCTTTGACCTGCTTAGTGTGAGCCATTGAGCGAGCTAACGCACGAGTATATCGAGCGCCAAGACGATCATANAGATTGTCCTCAACAGCTTCTTCAGTTAGAGCGAATGCAAGTGCAACTGTCTCGTGTGTATAACGAGCAGTATACGCTTCATTTGCGTTGTCAAACTCAACGCCAGAACCTTCAGCTTTAGTTGGAGCATTTCCAAAACCGACAAGCATTACCTCTTCTTCAAAGGCGCGATCTGATGTTTCAGTATCATAGATCTCTGCGTGTTGATTTTCGTACCTATCGTACTCCATGCCAAATAAAGCATTTAGGCCCGGCTCAAGTTCTTTGACGAGTTGTGAACGAGAAATAGCCATAACTCAATCTCCTTATGCCAAGCCAGTGGTTCCACCACTGAACAAATGGTTGTTGATTTTCACGACCACATTAGTGTTCGCAGACGAAACATCGCTGTTCTCAGGATCTTGAGAAATATCAATGGCTTTCAACGGCAATGTTGCTGTTGTTGCACCAGTTGTTACATCAAGCTCCAAACGAGATGTACCAGATGTGGTATCACCTACAGGAGATTGATCAACGATGTCGAAATTACCAGCTAAATCAGCTACTGGAAAAGCAGCATCAGCTTGAATTTCGAATGTAGCACCCGGATCATCAATGACATTAGCCATAATGTCGGATGCTGCTATGCTACCGGGGTAGCTATTTGAAAAGGTTGGCTTGTTCGTTGTCGGATCTGTATAAAAACAACCATTAAACACACCAAGGATAAACCCTGATCCACCTGCTGCAACACGCTCAATGCCACCACCAGTTACCATAGCGACCATATCGCCTTGGAAAATAGCAGTAGAATAGCCTGAAGCAATTCTATAGCGGTTTTGTTGTTGTGAACTTATACTTGTACGAACCGGACGAAGGCCAAAAGAGGCGTCTTGATTTGCCATTTACTTTATCCTTCAGAGTTTTTGGGNGAGCCGAAGCTAACCGATGATTTACGTTGCGGTGCCATTTTTGGCATCGCGGGGTTATTTTCGCGCATCCAATCGCGATCAACAGCTTCCATTTGGTTTTGTGTAACCCCTTGGTAGTGTTCATTACGTTGATCAGCCAGTTCTTTGGGGATTCTTGCAAGTACGAGTCCGCCAACACCAATGATGCCTGCGTTGCGTCCCTCATCGACTACTGGTCCTGCGTATTCTGGATATTCTTCTGCGCGAACAAGTTCATATCCTTCTTGCCGTCTTTTATGGACGTTAGTTTTATCATCAAATTCCATCACGGATTCACGAATCCAACGATGTGTATACCCTAAAGGGGCTTCCGGTGCTTCTAAAGCTGTACCGGGTCTCCAAACTTTGCGCTCTTGGCGCTCCCGCGTTTGTGTGTCGCGTGAAGTACGATCAGCCATATCAGTCTCTCCGATTTTCCAGTTTTGCCACTTCAGCCGCATATTTTTCCAGAGGTATGTTTAACTTCTGAGCTAAAGCCACTTGACCGGGGTTAAGTTCTACAGATTTTTTCCGCCCTGATTTTAAAGAGCGTGTACCGCTCCCTGCAGGTGTGACAGACTGGACGTTTTTCTTGTCACCCTGAAACTTATTAGGCAATTCCCTACGCATACGTTTATCAATCTCTGCGTAGTATTCGTCAGTACGAGGATCAAAACCCTCTTCTGCAACAAGAGTTTCATGCAATGCACGAGCCGCTCCTGTCATTATACTGTCTTTGCCAAACCATTTATTTTTAGATAACCAAGCCTCTAATTTAGGATCTCTTTCCTGTTGCGGCTGTGGTTGTGGTTGTG